GCGCACGGCGCCGAACCCGGTACGCTTCATCGGTGCTTTCCTGGCCAGCATCAGCCACCCCTCATGCAAGGCATGCATCGCGCCATAGCAATCATGCAGTGCTTACCGCGCTCGTCGGCTTTGTTGAACAGGGCAACCAGCTCGGCGGCGCGAGGGTCTTCGCTGACTGCGACCAGGGTGGCGGTGACGGTCGCAGTAGGATCCAGTGCGGCTATTTCGAAGTCGGACATTTTTTTCACAGTCATTCACTCCATTCAATGTTGATCTCAGCACCAAAGGCCAGCAGCCATTCGATGAAGATTGCTGCCAGGCGCGAGGGGAACTTCTTTGTTTGCACGCCAAGCGCCACCACGCCAGAGCCATCAAGAGCCGGTGCCATTTCAACGACGCCCATGCCCTGCCATAGCGGCCCGATATCCGGGTCTTTCATCGTGTCGCGCTTGAACTGATCCACCAGCAGGCGCTTCATGTCGTCGGCGTCCCACTTGCGGCCGCAATGCTCAAACTGGCGCGCAATGTCACCAATCATCGCGTGGTATTTCTTCTCCTGCTCGCGGCTCTTGGCCGGCAAAGGGTCATCCACAACCAGACGCAGAGGGGATGCGGCGTCCAGCGGAACATGCTTTAACAGCGCAAGCGCCTGCTCTCGCTGCTGCTCTGTGCGCAGGAGGATTGTGCGCGTGGGGAATTTGGGACGCTGGCTCATACGCGGCGCTTGGCAATCGGCAACCCGAGCATCTGCTTAATCTCCGTCGTGCTCCAGCCGGTCATTTCGTGCATGCGGATGATGGCCGTAGCGCCCATCGGCAATGTGCCGTGCGCCCATTTGCTGATGACTGGCGGCTGAGTTTCCAGAGCGCGGGAAATAGCCGCGTCGTTCTTGAGGTCAAGGCGCTTGGCGAACTGGTTAAGCACTGCACGTTGCAGCGCTGCTCGGGCCGCTCGCTGCTGATCGTTTTCATCTTTAAGAAGCATCGTCTTTTCCTCTCTATATCCGGGATTGGATGATTCATTATTGCACCACGCATGCAAATTTGCAACACAAATATTTAGGATTTACGCGCATTTAGTTCTTCCATATTTGAAACTTGATGTGCTATAGTTCTTACATGGACGCAGCGATTGGCGCGGCGGGAATGAAAGGGCAAGGAAATGGACAACATCACTTTCAAAAAGATGCTGCGCGAAGCCATCGGCAACGAGTGCAAGGAAGTAAGCGTAGTGGCTGGTGCGGCTGGCGATAACGCCGGGATGATGGTTGACGCAGTTTGGGAAGGCTTGAACTACTCCGACGCCTTCGTGGAAGCATTCATTGAATCCGCAAAAGACCTGCTGGCGGGCTGCAAGGAGTTCAAGGCGGCAGCGCCGTTTTACGCCGCTTACGGTATCGCCGCCTAACAACCCGCGCCCTTCGGGGTGCATCTTCGAAAGGACATCATGAGTCAACAAGACCAATCCGCCGCCGACCAGGCCGAATACGAATGGAAGCAGCGCCGCATTCGTGAGGCTGTGGCGGCTTATTTGAAGCGCCAGGCGCGCGAGCGAGGTGTGATATGAGCAAATCCCGTGGCAATAATCTGCGCGATGCGCTTACGAACTCGTCTGCAAGTTGGTACAAAGGTCCGGCAGCGAATGTGATCCCAACTCAACCGCGCCGCACCCCAAGCGCAGCCGCCTGCTTCATCATCGTGGCTGCGGGTATGGTCGCTGGCTTGGCCTTTGTTTTTCTGACCCGGTAGGCTCCACAGTGCCGGGCGTAAGCTGGCCGCGTAAGTGCCAGCAGTAAAGTTTTAGGTATCGTCAACAAAGTGCTTGCAGGAATAGTTTTTGTTTGGCATGATTCGTCGCAATGGTGTGGAAGCCAGAGCAAAATCGGACATAGACAGCCAAGGCCGTTAAAGCTTGGGATCTGTTGAGTAATAGGGGAACTTTCTGTGTCCGCCCCGTTTGCTCCTTCCACCAGATTCCAGACTTTAGCGGCCTTTTTGCTTTCTGGCTTCTGCACCATTCGTACTCCAGACGAAACCAAGTGCCGGCCGGCAGCGTGGAAGAACAGGCTGATTCAAGAACCAGGCGTATTTCTGACTTGGGGCCTTGTCGAGTAGCACATGCTCGGCAGGAAGTGGCGTAAAAGGTGTAACGGCGAAAGCTGGCGGGAGGTTTGGCCTACCTAAACAGGCAGCCACGATTACGGGACTTGAATCACAGTGCTTTGGATTGCAGGGCGAGCGGCGGGGTTACACCAAACCCAAGTCAAAAGATAGTGTATTAACCAAAATATAGCAGCAAGGAGAAAATATGAGCAACGCACTTACCCTCATCACTGGCGACATTGAGAGCGCGCGCGATGATTTCCAGCGCCTGCTATCGGACAAGTCAATCAAGTTCGAGCAGGAGGCCGGCTTCGCAATTCAGATCTTGGGCGCGAACGATTATGCACTGAGCATCGCGCAAGGCAATCGCCAATCTGTGATCAACGCGGTGAAGAACATCGCGGCTATCGGCATCAGCCTGAACCCGGCCAAGAAGCAAGCCTATCTGGTGCCGCGCGCGCGTGCGATCTGCCTGGATATCAGCTACATGGGCCTCATGGACCTGGCAATGGCCACAGGATCGATCAAATGGGCGCAGGCTGAGATTGTGCGCGAAAACGATGGCTTCGCACGCGGCCGCTTCGATGAGCCGCCTACGCACACGTTTAACCCGTTCTCGAAGGAGCGCGGAGAAATCATCGGCGTGTATGTGGTCGTGAAGACCGCGGACGGCGACTACCTGACCCACACCATGGAAATCGGCGAGGTCTACGATATCCGCGACCGCTCTGAGGCATGGAAGGCATGGATCAACAAGCAGAAGAAATGCCCCTGGGTGACTGACCCAATGGAGATGATCAAGAAAACCTGCGTCAAGCAGGCTTACAAGTACTGGCCGAAGACAGACCGCCTTGAGAATGCGATTCATCACCTGAACACAGACGGCGGCGAAGGGCTGGCCGATATCAACCAGGCGCCGGAATCGATCGATGTTTCACCCTTGATCGCGGAAGCCATGAAGACCACCACCGACGCGGCCGCGCTGGCATGGTGGCGCGAGAATAACGGCACCGTGGCCCATGACAAAGTGGCGCACAAAAAGCTGAAAGATGCCGTTTCGTACCACCGCGCCAAGCTGCAAGAGCAGGAAAAGGCAACCGTCATCGACCAGCCAATGCAGGAAGTGCAGGACGCCGGCACCGATGAATTCGTGCAGGCCATGAATAACGCCGAGGGCCAGTCGTGAGGTTTGTCGAGTGCCGCCAGGGCACACCAGCTTGGTACGAGGCCAGAAGTGGCCTGATTACTGCGTCCTGCTTCGCGGCGGCAATCTCCACGGTCGGCGCCATGAATGACCAGCAACTTGCATACGTCGCCTCGGTCCGCAGCGGCAAAGCAGTGAAAGAGGCCATGCTGATTGCTGGATACAAGGCTGAACCGAAGTCCGACATCATCAAACGCGCGCTGGCCGGCGAAGACACCAGCAAGCCATCCGATGTCGCCGTGCGCTATGCGGAAGACCTGGCACTGGAGCGCATCAGCGGCATGATGCTGGCCGAGCCGACCCGTGCCTGGGTGCTGGACCGCGGCCACGAACTGGAAGACGTTGCGCGCCGTATGTACGAGGCCCGCGAACGCGCCTTCGTAACTGAGGCCGGCATCTGCGTTGATGGTAGCTTTGGTTACTCCACTGATGGCCTTGTGGATGATGACGGCCTGATCGAAGTGAAGTGCCCGATTGACAGCGTGAAGATTCGCGCCATGTGGAAGACCGGCGATGTAAGCGAATACATCCACCAGATGCAAGGCGGGATGTGGTTGACGGGCCGCAAGTGGTGCGACTTCATCATGTATGTGCCGGCCCTGGCCAACGTCGGCAAAGACATGTACGTCAAGCGCATCATGCGCGACGATGCTTTCATTGACGACATGGTAGACAAGCTGGTCAAGTTCGAGACTATGGTGCTCCAAGCAGAGCAGTTCTGGCGCGCGTAACATGGCCCTCGACCCAGCCCGCATAATCTTTGCAGCCCAGCCGAAGCGCGTAAATCGCTTTGACGAAGAGGACGATGGTTGCCGAGGGTGCTTGTTTGAGAAAGAGCGGGCCAGCGTTTGTCATGTAGCGGAGGCCGAGGCGAAGAAGCGCGGCCTACCTTCATGCGAAGATGGGCGAATATACATCGCGGTCAAGATAGATCCTCGCCAAGTTGACATGTTCGAATAGCCTCCATGTGGGGCTATTTTATTTTGCAACATGCACAAATAATTCTTGCATCATGCAAAAGCATGCGCTATAGTTCTTACATGGACGCAGCGATTGGCGCGGCGGGAATGAAAGGGCAAGGAAATG